CCACTCTGGATTGAGTGATGTGGCTCCCTACTGTTACCAGTAGGGTGGCCTCAGCTCCACCTGTGACACGCCGTTTTACATCAGTGGACGAAGATGTTATTCAACGCACATCCCTACAGTTAGGCCGTCACCTAACTGCATCTAATTCTAGTTAATTACTTTTTTGGGAATTTCATTCAAAGTTTCCTTTTCCAAATCATAAACATCTTTCTTCAATTCTTGATTCAATATATTCACTTGATCTTGTGTAAGATTCAAGGTAAGAAGAGAATGTTTTATACCGGCTTTAATACCTTTTCGATAGAACATATTTGAAACTACCGATAGTACTATTGCCCATGCAATTACTTCAAATATCATGGAGAGTATTATATATTATAAAATCTCAAATGTCAAGATCTTTTTGGCACATATCCACCTCCACCAGTTCCGATATTTTTACCCAAACTATTTGGTGATATTGTGGCCTGTTTTTTCTTTAACTCGTTTGCAATCCAAGCGTTTGCAATTGGATTATTTACCTTTCTTCTTAGAGCTCGTGTAATCATCTTTGCACTAAGTTCTAGAAGATTTTCATTGTGGTCATTATTATCAACGATGAAGAAACTCTTAGGACTGAAAAACTGTTGAAACTTACCTAAGTTGGCTTGTACGTCTTTCCAACCCTGTTCTGCAATTCTAGGTGGAACAGATCTCTTTCTCATCTGATTTCTCTTGAGTGCAGTTTCCAATGATGTATTTACAAATACCATAGAAACTTCATACCCAATCTTTTTAAGTTCAGATGCTTGTTTGGTAAGTTTAGCATAGTCCTTACCTGTTCCGTCAATGATAAGACCCAATCGACCATCAAGTGCATGACCCTTTTTTGCAGCCGTGACTTTCTTTGCACGTTTGCGCTCTATATCTCTAGGTATTTGTTCTTCATCAGGCATATCTAATGATAAACCTGTCTTGACAAGATACCTCTCAAATGGTTCATCTGAATTGATGATCTTGAGGCCCGTACCTCCAAGAGTACGCCCTACAACAAAGGACTTACCCGAGCCAGGGCCTCCTGCAAGAAATACTGCCTTAAAAATATGGGGATCGTATACCCCCTCTTTCAGTTGTTGAAATGTTATCATGCGAATAAGTTATATTGTCATCGTAATCATATTTATACGTATCAAAAACTTCAGTGGAAGGGGATTCTGGTGGGATGGTTGATCTAGATTGATGTTGGAAAACTCGCTTTTGTTTTCTTCTAGCTCGCATGAAATGCTCCTGTTTGAGTGGTTAATATAATTCACCATACCTCATAATTTAAAGAAACTACCAAAGTTAATCTTTGGAAATTTGAAACTTGGTAGTTTAGGTCTTGAAAATTTAGGTACATCAAAAGTTGGAAGGTCCACTATTCCGATCTGAGGTGGAATAGGTAATTGAAAAGGTATTTCTGGTAGTTTTTGTATCACTGAATCTTTCATGGCTGTTATTACCATAGAGTGCATTGCATCAGAGGGAACTACTTTATGTTGCAAACTGGTGACTAGATATCTACCTGACAGAATTGGATCTATTGCATCTGCACCCTCAGCTGCATCCAAAGGTCTGTTAGAAGGAACTGTTACATTTATTATGTCACCACACATTATCGTTGTATCTCCAAACACTTCCAATTTTATGGTAAAATATTCTCTCTCTAATCCTCTTGCGTTACTCTCCTGTAACCATATCTCTGCATTATTGTGTGTATAATTATACTCTGGACTAGTCGATGATCCTTCATGATGTAAATCTGAAGAACCAGATGGATGCACAAACATTCTAGAATGAGGATAATCATTTATAGTCTTGCCATCTATCTTTTGATCAGAATATACTGGTCCGTACTTACCTACATTTTGATTTGTAGAATTTCTTAGGGTAAATGTTTCTTTGTAACTATGTTCATATTTTGATACACTCTTGTTCAGAATGTCATGTTGTAAAAGAGTAGAACCAAACATACCAGCTCTACCATTCGTGAATGTATTGTTTGAGTCAAGTATCTCAAACGACTGTATTGTTTGCAACTGATCTTCAATGTCTCTGGGATCACTAGGTGGTTGAGACTTAAATTCTTTTTTTGAAACAGATGAAGTTTCTCCCATCTCACCAATCAGACTGTCCAGAGAACGAAAGAAAAACCCATTTGGATTCTCATAGAAAAGATAGTGTGGTTGTCCTTTCTCATCAATGGCCTCTTCTTTCAGTTGATTAATGACTTGAAAGGGTCTTAGATTAGGTGCAACGTATTTTCTCATGTTCTGAGTTGGATCTATACTGACAGCCTTTGGTGTGTTTATCATGTCACTATCAACAAGTATCTCAGAAACCATGGCGGCTATACTGCCTTTGAATGATTTGGAAATTTTAGTTCTATAGTTCGTTACGTTTTCTATTGTAGTAAAATTCAACAGGTAGGATTGTTGTCGATTACTGGTTGTCATCCTTCTTTCAACATTGTAGATGACAGCATGATAATCTCTAAAATCTACGTTCTGATCTGAGCCTGGAGTTGTGAGAGAAAATATAAGTCTCTCTTGTCCTATGATTGGTAGTTTCTCATACACACCAGCAGAATCACTGATGAGCATACTACCAGATAGGTAAGGTGTGTCTATACTCTGGTATATGTTTATTTCTTGGAGAAGTTGTGATACATTAATCATTTCTCCAGAAGTACCAACAATCAAAGGCCCAGTGAGAATATAATCGCCTGGAGCCTGTATTACATCTTTTTGTGCCATTATCCTACAAGAACGTCTTGAAACTCAGATACAAATTGACCTAAAAATTCATTCCTAAGTAAATCAATTGATCGTTTAGATTCGTTTAAATTATATTCGTAAGTGTAATTTGAAACTGGATATGCATTTGGATAGTCAGATGGAACCTCTATCATAATTGTAGAATCTCCTGAAGCCTGAGCAACCTCGTAATGATGAACTGCATTTTGATTTTCAGCTGATCCATATTTACCTTTCATGAACAATTGCATCTGTCTTGTAGATCTGGGCCAATCATGCATGGGATCTTTCAAATCATTCATCATCATGACCACCCAATGATAGTATGGACTTCCATGATGTCTATCGGCAACGATCTCAGGAGTTTCAGCTTCCTGAACATCATAAGGATCTAACATTGCAAATTCTTTTTTCATGTTATTTCTAACACGTATTCGTTTCAGAATATTCTTCACTAACTTACCAGACCCATTCCCAACTGGATCATAAATTAGATTTGGAAACATATTGAAATACATTAGAATCCTTGATTAATTTTTCGTTTAGTAATAATTTCAGTTTCCATGAAATCTAACTTCATGTCTATCTCCGTAGGTGGAGCTCCTTTTCTATTCTTATGAGGACGAAAAGTTTGATACTGGTTAGGTGTATAGTTTACATCCATGTTGACTAAAACACAAGTACTTATTTTGTTCAACCATTCATTCTCTTCTCCCCTGAACATATAGAACACATCAAACTCTGAAGGAACCACAAAGAATCTTCCAAACTTAGGATCTTTAGAGTATTCTGGTGCCATGTGAAATTTGAATTTATTGATGATGTTCCATGCGGCTGTTGATTCATCTGCATTTTTAGGTGCAAACTTCCAAGTGTATGAGAATTTTCTATGTCCAATTCCAGTGAACATGACTTCCATAAAATTGTTTTGAGCTCTATTTGAAAGTTTATCCTCTGCACCTTTTATGTCAGATCTCAATCCAGTTCCTATTGCGGCCTGACCAGTTCTAACGATCTCTTCTCCTATGACTTCTGCTGTTTTTCTGATAGAACTACCATCTGCTCCAGCTGTAAGAGCCTGAGATGGACTATTACCTAATGCTCCAAGAACTGCACCTCCAGCAGAACCAGTTGCTCCTATTGCACCAAGTTCACTTTCTTTGTACTGAGAATTGTAATTTACATTTATCTGAGGAGGCATATACAATACAATTGCATCTGAGGTTCTGGTTGTTCTCCTACCTCCAAGAAGTTTTGCAGCTTCTCCTTGATTTGCTCGTCTACCTATTACAGTTGGTTCTTTACCTGGCATCCATGTATTGCCATCTTCATCGTATGCTGATATGCCAGTAGGACCAGCCGCACGTTCAGAAAATCCTCCTTGATGTAAAAGTGCTTTGGCAGCAGTATCCAATTTTGGTAATTTATTACTTACATTGGTAATAGACTGTCTAGGGTCCATATTTTTTGGTGTACTAAGTCCGGCCTTCTTCAAATCATCTTTTCTTTGTTTTCGTCCTGAAGGTGAGTCTGTAGGTACGTTAATGTAAAATAACATATAATGACCAAGATCAGATCTAGCCTGTATATCGATTGGATATTCTAGAGTTGAGTAAGACCATTTACTTCCAATCTTCATGTGACCAAGAGGATCATTGCCTGGACTCTTAGCTTCATTTGGTGAAGCTGAACTTGGTTCTACTTTATTATTTGGTGCCAGTCCGAATCTTCTCATGGACTGGGCTATGAAATTCATTGCCATACTAAGTATTCCTATAAGCTTTAGAACTATTTATGTCATATAAAGGGAAATATAGACCATCGAACAAACGTAAATACAGAGGAAACGTAGACAATATTATCTATCGTTCTCTCTGGGAACGAAAGTTCATGATCTATTGTGATAAAAATACAGACATTGTGGAGTGGGGATCTGAGGAAATAGTCATTCCATACATCTCACCAGTTGATGGCAAGAGACACAGATATTTTCCAGATTTCTACATCAAAACTTCAAATGGAGAAAAGTTTATCGTAGAGATAAAACCAAAGAAGTACACCAAACCTCCAAAGAAACCTACCAAAGTAACCAAGAGATTCATACATGAAACTTATGAGTGGGGAAGAAATCAGGCAAAGTGGGAAGCAGCTCAATCATTGTGCAAGAAAAATGGTTGGAAGTTCTTAATCCTCACTGAAGACCACATAAACCCTCATAAATATTCATATTATGGCAGACGAAGTAGCAACTGATTTTATTTCTAAGATGAAAGCAAGGGGCCGGTCTGCACTTGATTGGTTCAAAAAGATTGCAAGGCAGACACAACGTGCAGTAACGCCCGCAAGGTCTAGTCGTAGAGAAATACTTGATGATAGGAACACAGGTGTAGTAACAACTCCTTTAATCGGTGGATTGTATCTATTCCAATATGATGCAAAATGGAAAGATAAGTTGCCATGGTGGGATATGTGGCCACTTATATTTCCATTTGATTATGCAAAAGGTGGATTCTATGGAATAAATGTTCACTATCTACCTCCAAACGCAAGAGCAGATTTAATGATTCAATTAATAAGAGCTCATGGAAGAGGTGGAAAGATGGATGAAAACTTTAAACTTAAACTATCATATAATGTAATAACCAGATTTAAACCCGCTATTCCTTGTATAAAAAGATACTTGTACAGTCAAGTTCAAGGAAAGGGTTTCTATGGAATTAGTGGAGAGGATTGGAGTTATGCAGCTGCATTACCTCTACAGAAATTTCAGAAGGCCACTGACAAAACAGTATGGAGATGGTCTTCTTCACAGTATTAGGAAATTATGGCAATATTTCAAAGAGGAGTAAAAGTAGGTAAGTTCGATGTAAGAACTGGACTTACAAAACAAAGAGGTCAAGGTATTTTAAGAAAACTTGGAATACTTGAGGACAAACATAAAGAACAACAAAGAGCAATGGGTGAGGTGGATACCATTCGTTCTTTGATTGGAATGGCCGAAGGGTTTCTTTCTCCTGCTAATTTTAAAATACAATTTGAACATCCAACTGGAATTCCACAACCAACAAGAACTGAAGGTCCGCCGAGCCCGGCCAATGGTTTTGGAGCGCCGTATACTAGAGGAGAAAGATCTGGATCAACTGTAAAAGGTGGTGGTTTAGATTGGAAAACTCATCAAATGAACCGATCTACCTCAAGTCAG